ATACACTTACACTATGAATAATTTAATAAATCTTCATCCACCCCTAAATGCAGTGGGATATCAAATTCCAAAAGATTTTTGTACAGAATGTCCATATGCCCCATCTTTAATAGGAACTTATTCAAAATATAATTATGAACCAACTCAAAATATATTATTAGATGATGAAATGGTAGGAGATACTATTAATATATTCATCGAGTCAGTATTCAATACAGAAGGCGGTCAATCAATGTACGACCCTAATTCTACATCTCCACAGGAAATTATAGAAACTCAAATAAAAGTTATAGTTATATAAATGGAAAAAACAGGTTTTACAGAAAAAATGGAATTCCTCTTTAATGAGGCACGATGTTTAGAAATATACATGCCAGGATTATCACGATGGCATAGAGTTACCCCAACTGATTTTAGATCATTTGACGGTAAAAGAAGAATACAAGGTGAAGAGTATGAAGGTCCGTTATACGCTTACGGAACTAACCGAAAAGTTTCACCAAAACACAATAATAAGATCGTTTCAAGCGAAGTTTTAATAGAACGTAATGCACGTTCACAAAAAATGAGATAATGTCTAAAGCCAAAATTAAAAAAATTTCCCTAGACCAAGCCACTAAATATTTCAGTCAAGACGAAGACTTAATAGATTCTCCTATCCGATTCTATACTTTAACAGAGGACGAAGATGGGTGGGATAAAATAACATATTACACCTCCAGACGTAAAGATATGTACGCGAATAGAGGTAACGCTGATCAATGGGTTTATATATTATCAAATCCTGCTTTACCCAATATGCTTAAAATAGGTTATACAAAAAACGATCCACACACACGAGCAAAACAAATTAGTGCCTCCACGGGAGTAGCTTTACCATATAAAGTAGAATGGGCATTTCAATGTTTTAATGGCGAACAATTAGAACAAGAAGTCCACCGAGAATTAGAAACTTACCGCGTAAATCAAAACAGAGAATTCTTTGATATACCATTGGTTGAAGCACAAGAGGCAATTGAAAAACTTGGAAAACACTATGTATAGTATATACGTATGTATAAATTAAAATATGATGAGAGATCTTAAGAGAGAGTTGTTTGAAATAAAAGGTGGAGATTTCCCTAAATGGTACGCATCCTTAACTAAATTAGAAAAGGCTGAATATGGTATTATTTTGGAGAAATTATCTAGTGAATTTGAAGACAGCCATTCGTAATATTTAAACCTATATAGTTATTTTTTAGACGTATATTTGTAATCAAAAACGTCATGAAAAAACTGTTTATTGCTTTATTACTACTTGCAAGTTGTACTAAGCCCCAACCCATTAAAATTATTGATGAAGGTTTAACAGGTAGAATATATAAAGATACTACCTTAACTAATGATAAAGAATGGTTACTTAATGGTAGAGTAAGTATAATGTCTGGTTATACTTTAACTATTGAACCTGGTACTATTATAAAAGGCAAAACTGGTACTGGTGCTAATTCTAGTTGTCTAATAATTACTAAAGGGGCTAAAATAAATGCTGTTGGTACACCCACTAATCCTATTATATTTACTACCCAAGAAGAAAATGTACCCGATGCTGCGAGAGGTTTATGGGGAGGAGTTTTAATTTTAGGTGATGCTATAGGAAGTTTTCCTGGTGAAGTTGAAGAATTACAAATAGAAGGAATACCTGCTAACGATACAATAGGTTTATATGGAGGTACAAACCAACATCATAATGGAGGTATATTAAGTTACGTTTCTATAAGACATGGAGGATCTGATATAGGTGAAGGAAATGAAATTAATGCCTTAACTTTAGGTTGTGTAGGCGATTGCACTACTATTAATAACATAGAAATAATGTCTAATTCAGATGATGGTATTGAATTATTTGGAGGTACTGTTAATGTAGAAAATTTATTAGTATGGGGTTGTGCTGATGATTTTGTAGATGTTGATCAAGGTTATGGAGGTAATATAAATAATGTTTTACTAGTACCAGATTACGTAGCTAATAATACTTTAGAATTAGACGGAGGAGAAGGGTTTCATAATCCATTCTTTAATATTTCAAATATTGTAATCAAATACCATGAAAACAATCAAATGCATTTTAGAGATGGAGTAAATGGAAGTATATCATATCAAGGTTATGCTAATGTAATAGCAGATCCTGGGACTAATATTGGGATTGATACTTTAGTAAATCTTGACGAGAGTATTTTCGATTGGACTCACTACAGTCAAAACTATTAATCCTTTTTTATTACTAACAAATTGTAGCCCTTTTTAATCTCATTATATTGAGATAGAGTAATTTTATGAGTTGTTACTAATGTAACTTCATCTCCTTCTATAATTGCCTTCCTACTTACTGTTGGGGTAGTGACTGTTTCTACAGTTGAACAGCTTACCATTAATATTATTCCTATAAGTGCTGTTATATTTTTTATCATATCTATAAATATACGTCACCTTTAAGTAATATCCAAGTCATATATGACGTTTTTTTCTTGCTTTTAGTTTGGAGTATACCTTACTAGTACTATATTTATAACGGACATGAATATAAACCACATATTTAATCTATTTGGAGGTGATCCAAACAAGTATACTGAAGAATCACCTTCTACTATTAATATGGAACAATTTGAAAAAACTCCCACATTTAAAGTAGGTATGTTTAAAAAAATTATTCTAAATCAGCATGTATTTCAAAAGAAACTTATTAATATGTTTAAAACTCCTAAAGATGATTTTGGAATGGATGGTATGGATGAAGTAGGAGAATACATAGCTCACCATAGAGCCTGGAATTATATTAAAGATTGTAAAATAGATGAAGAAATATGGCAAGGCAGTTTAACTATTCAGCATGATGATTATTTAGATACATCATTATCATTATCAATATCTTTTTTTGAAGAGCGAGAAGAGTATGAAAAATGTGCTTTTTTAGTGAAAATTCAAAAGTATCTTAAAGATAATTTGGAGTCAAAATCCTAATATCGTATATTCCCATCACGGGGTTTAAAAAAAACGTATAATAAAAAAAGTGTGACAAGGTGACATACGGGATTATAAGGAATACCCTAATAAAAATAAAACAAAGTTATGAGAAATAAACCATTAGTACAAAATAGATTAAGAACCCTCCAGGGTCAATTAAAACAACTTGATATGCAGATTCACAGAGGTGGAGATAGAGTAACTATTAATGAAGCTCAAAGGGCAGTAGAAGAAACAGTTCAGGATATTGTTGACATTATAGAAAGAGAAAATTAATGAGTTTATCAGCAGAACAAATCCAAACAAATTGGGAAAAATTTATAGGTTATATTAACCACTATATCTCAGATCCTAGAAGAGAAAAGGTATTAGCATTCTATAAGAAATTCGAAGATGATCTTATATTAATGCCAGCATCTCATAAGGTTGCTTACCATAATGCTTTTCCAGGTGGTTATATTGATCATGTTAATAGAGTTATAGAAGGTGCTTTACATATAAATGAGGTATGGTCTAAATTTGGTGCAGAACAAAACTACACAGCCGAAGAGCTTGTATTTTCTGCTATGAATCATGATTTAGGAAAAATGGGTAATGGTGAAGAAATAGCATATTTACCATCCCAGGACGAATGGAGAAAAAAGAATTTAGGTGAAATGTATCAATACAATAAGAAATTAGCTTATATGTCAGTTCCAGACAGATCTATTAAATTACTTGTTGATCATGATATCAAGCTTACTGAAAACGAATGGATGACTATCAAATTACATGACGGGTTATATGACCAAGCAAATGAACCTTATTTAAAAAATTACATGCCAGAGCAAAAACCTCGAACCTCCATGGTATTTATAATTCATCAGGCAGACTTAATGGCAGCAAGAATCGAATTCGAACAAGTATGGCTTTCTAAATTCAATGAAGAAGTTTTAGACAAACCTAAGGCTAAAAAATTGGATGTAAAAACTAAAACTCTTGGTTCAATGAAAAGCGAAGGGTTAAAAAACATGTTAAATAGTTTATGATAGAAGTAGTATTAATATCTTCCCTATCAGTATTAGTGGTGATCTTAGGATTTACCACTTTTAATTTAATGCGTAAAAACGAAAAACAAGAAGACATATTAGCAGAGTATCTTACTTATTTAGATAGATTATCTAAAACAATAGATGCATCTGATAAAAAACTCAAAGAAATAGATCGAGCCGGTACATTTAAATCTGATGATGAGGTTGGACAATTTTTTGATTCCATCCAAAAGATTCAAGATATCTTAAACGATTTCAAGTTAAAAGAAATAAAATGATTACCGTGGCTAGAAAAAGAAGACCCAAGAGTAAAAACTACTTTACTAAAGATACCGAACAAGCTATTGTCAGATACAATAATGAACCAGATCCAGAAATTAGAAGTAAAATATATAGAGATGAAATTCACTATGCTTTTTTTAAATTAACAGAAAACATAATTCATACCTTTAAATTTTATTACACAGAAGTAGACCAAATAGAACATTTACAACATGAAGTAATAACTTTTTTACTTTCTAAATTACATTTATTTAATCCGGATAATGGAGCAAAGGCATATTCATATTTTGGTACTATAACAAAAAATTGGTTAATAGTATATAATACAAAAAATTATAAAAAACGAGTTCAAAAAGCACCCGTAGATGAATTATATAAGGATGATAATTATTCTTATAATATGGGTGAAGAAAAAGAAAAAGAAAAACTAGGTATTTTTATAGACACATATATTAAATATGTTGAAGATAGATTTGATATATTTTTTCCTAAAGGTAATGATGCTAAAGTAGCAGATGCAATATTAGAATTATTTCGTAAAAGAGAAAATTTAGAAATATTTAATAAAAAAGCATTATACATCTATATTAGAGAAATAATGGCTACACATGGTTTAGAAGTTAAAACTCCTAAAATTACTAAAATAGCTAATAAATTATATGGATTATTTAAAGGTAGTTATGTTTTTTATTTAGAAACAGGATATATAGATTTCGAAA